ATTTGATCCTTAGAGGCTATTTTTCTTTCTTCTAACTGCTGCTTGGAATTATCCTGAGCTATATCCACGGCTATCTTGGCTTGGGCGATACGCTCTTGTTGATTCATTCTCTCTCTTTGTAGTTGAGAGTTATCAACTGCTTTCTGCATGTCTAGCTGTATCTTAGCCATATCCTTTTGAGCCTTAGCCTGAGCCTCTAACTCTTTGATTTGCAACTCTTTTTGCTGCATTTGTATTACAGGATCTTGCATCTG